CCTGATGTTAATGATATACTACCAGAAGCAATGGTTACACTTGTAGGTGCCACTACTACTGCACTACCAGTAGTTAAAACTGATGCAGTTGCAGCATTACCAAGCCATAATACACTACTATCATCAGTTAGTATATAAAATGTATATGTTTCAGTTGTACTAGCTTTAAAATATCCTAACCATTGAGTAGACCTGAATTGTGTTGGAGTAGCTAATGCTGGTATTAATATACCATTTTGCATTGTTGGACCGGAAACTACACTTGCTGTAGCAAAATTATTTGGATATACGGTCGGTTCTATAAAACCATTATATACAGTTCTACCTAACCCATCAAAATAATTAAGTGTTGGCCCCGGAGGCGGTGGAGGTGGTGGTGGCGCTGCAGGCCCTCTTAGGACTCCTCCTCCAAGAGATTGCATTTGATTAGTATTTCTTAAATACAACATAGTCTTTTATTTTAATGCTATAATACTTGCACAAGTTGATGAAGCAGATACTGCTGTAAAAATACCAGGAATAAATCCTGATGCTGATACAAATGATAATACTGAACCATCTACTGTTCTTGCAACTAACGTACCAACAAGACCTACATATAATCCTCCTGCAACAAATCCAAATGAACCTGTTTCAGATAAGAATAATGAACCTGTTGTTGGAGTTACATCTGCACCACCTGAGAATTGTCCATTTTCAGCGTAATGTTGTTGATTGATAATTGTTCCCATAATTTCTATTTTTTTATTTTATAATATATTTTTTTCTTTTGAAGGTTACACTATCTATGTTATCATAACTTAGTGTTCTCCATGTACCACTATTATCTGTTACTCGCAGATTCAATTGGTTTTGTGCCTCTTTGGTATCACTACCTCCGGCGTTTCCACCTACATATTCATTCTCATCCCACCACATTAAGTATTGTGCAGTGTGTGGTGGTTTCCCACTTCCATCTGCAGAACCTTCTGTTCTCCACCTAACATTCATTTTATTAGTTTTATCAGATGTTTTCAATAGAGATAAAAATTCAGTTACGGATATTTCCCTACTAACAAACTCCTGTATTTTACTATGTACGATATTAGTATTCATATTAATCTACAATTGGTCCACCGCCAACCCATGCTCCACATGTTCTATTAGCAGCACATTTAAAATCGAATGCTTCACAATAACCCAAATCTCCTGCTTTGATTGTATCCCACTCATTAGTATCATTTATACCACCTGCAATACAATCTAATATTTTTTTAGTTTGAACAAAGAATGAACAATTACCACATAGTGCTTTCTTTGCTGATTCTACATCACCTTTGAATTGGTCTGCTTTAGCTTTCCAATAATCTTCATTTGGTTCATTTGGATTCAAAGGGCCATAATTAGCTTCATCAATACATCTCTGTCTATTCGCTAAGTTAAGTGGAATATTTTGAGTTGCTGGAGGACAAACATCCTCTTCTGCAAACATTGCTGGTGATACGAATTTCTTTTTACCTTTTGCTGGTTCACCTGCATAAGATGAATTTGGTATAGATGGATTTCCTTCATTTTCATTTAGTAATCCTAATTCTCTTAATTTGTTTCTACTCCATCCCAATGCAGCCTTTCCACCCCATGCATCATACATTAATTTACCACATCCGTCTCCGTATGCAGTTGATGATACCAAATCTCCTTCGTGTCTACTTAGGAATGAATACATTCTCTTTATTGTATCTACTGAAATTGGTTCTCCTTTGGCCAACTGATTTGCTCTTTGTTTTCCAACAGGAGTTCCACAACTACCCCAACCATTTTCATTTGCATATTCTAATGCTCTTTTAGCATTATTTTTTACACCATCTGGATAATCAGAATGAGTTTCTTCTAAAAGTGTTTTTCCACTTTTAAATCTATTATCATTCTTGATACTATATTTTAATTTCTTTAAAACTACGAATGCTTCTTCTTCAGTTAATTCACTAATTTCTTTTTCAAATATATTATCATTAATCATTGATGCGTGAATTAATTTATGAGAGAATAAACCCTCAATACTGAATCCTTTTACAATACCTGTCTTAATATAATCATTCCAAAGCCTATCATCAGTAATCTTAAACATCCCCATCCACGTTCCCTCTGGTAATCCAGCTAATCCGTAAGAATTAGATTTATCTAATCTACCTTCTTTAATCCAGGATTCAACTAAATGAACTCCCTTAATTGTTTTATCGTGTTCTAAAGTTGCTTTATCAGTATACTTTTTCATTAAGTAATTCTGTGCAACTAATTTAATCGTATCTTTAGACAGGTAGACTTGATAAGGTTTACCCTCGCCATCTACTCTTAATATCTTTTTATCTGGAATTAGAACTGGTCCAATTAACATACGTTGTTCTTCATCAACCTTTGCAAATTGTATTTGTTCTTTACCAAAGAAAATAAAATCAGATTCGATTGCAGGATTCTCTACTAAAGAAATTGCAAAAACCTCATCCATCTTCTCCTCTATTGTTAATTCAAATAATTCCATAATGTAATAACATTAAAAATAAGAAATATAATTACCCACCTGAAAAGGTTGCTGCTCTATTTGTTCTTCTATCTAATGCAGATTGATTTTGTATATCTTGAGAAACTACATATGCACGAACACCTTTCATTTGTCCACCAATGGTTTCACCTAATTGTTGTCCTGCGTTAATTCCTTGACCACTTTGTATTTGTGGTGCACCTACTGCTGCTACTGTTGGTGGTGCAATATTTACTGCTCCTCCTCCACCTCCACTTGCTCCTCCACCTCCACCACCACCTGCTTTCTTAGCGGATAGGATTGCTGCTACCTGAATTGCAGATGATGCTCCTACTGCAGCAACTTGTAGAGTTGTATTTACTTTGGTTGCAGCCTTACCTGCAATCGCACCTGTTACTGCTGCTTTACCTGCTGCTATCTCTGCGATACCAATACCGGCAGTAATTGGATTTACTAATTTTGGTATACCCATAAGGATTGCAGCATTACCTGTTGCAATTGCTTTATTGTATTCTGCTTGTGATGCTGCACCATTCAAAAGGATTTGACCAATTGAAGATGCTGCGTTAATAAGAACTGCTGCTACTGCAAATACTTTTTGTGCGGTTGAACCTTGTTCAAATACTGTGGTTAAATTTTGTAATATACCTGATATATTAGTACCTAAATCTACCCAACTTTGACCAATGACTTGATTTGTCTTAAAGGTTAAATCTTCTCTATTTTGTTCTAACTCTTTAATCTTCTCATATTGTTCCATTTGGAACTTAGAAAACTCATCGTACTTCTTTTTCTTTTCCTCATCCTCTTTATCTTGTTTATCTCTAGCCTCTTTTAGATATTTATCATCAATCTCTTTTAGTGCGTTTGCCTGTGCAAGTTTTAATTGAGTTGTATCATCACCATATTTAGTTGCAAGATATAATAGATTTGCATAATGTTCATTAACTTTATATTCTTCAGCTTCTCTTTCAGAAAGTAATTCTAAGAATGCTTCCTTCTGCCCGTCAGATAATTCTTTTAATTCTTCTGCCTTAATTCTTTTTGCTTCATCTGCTGCAGCCTTCTGTGCTTCGTTTCTTTCTTTAAGATTTTCTTTTTCAATCTTAGTTAACTTCTTAGTTCCAGCAACATATCTTTCCTGTGCTGCTTCAAAGTTGGTAGAGAATGAGGTTACTGATGCCTTTGCATCTTCCCACGCACCAGAGAAATCTCCTTTAACTAATTTACCAATAGCAGAACCTAATTTACCCAATGATTGGAAAAGGGCAGTAACTGCAGAGTATGCAACTGAAACCGCTTTAGATACATAAGGAAGAGCGGTAGTAGCGAATTCGATAAATCCATCTATTAGTGGTGATAAAGCCTCTAAAATACCCCCTAAAATCCTTTGTAATGCAATTAAGATAGGTTCAAACTTCTTTGCTGCTTCATCTGATTGAGAGAATGCTGCTGCTAAACCTGCAACTAAAGAAACTAATAAACCAATACCAGTTGCTTTTAATGCTGCTCCAAATGATTGTGTAGAAACTTTTAACTTATTTATACTAGCACCTAACGCACCTAATGGTCCACCTGCACTTTCTAAACTATCTACCCAATCTGATGATTGGTTTTTAGCTGATTTAATTTTATCTTCTAAATCATCTATTGCATTATATAATTTTGTAAATTCCGCAGAACCAGCTGCAGTCTTCTTTAATTCAGCTTTAAGTGCTTTTAAATCTGCTATTGAACTGGCAGTATCTATATCTACTTTTATTTTGACTGTCTTGTCGGCCATATTCTTCTTTTGATATTTTTAAATACTCCACCAAATGTAGTTGGAATAGCATATTTTCCCTTTGCGATATCTAATCGTTCTGAATAACCGATAAAATCATTCACTTGTAATAAATCAATTAAATTCTTAATCATATTGTAATAACATTAATTTTGTAATAAATAAGTTAGAGACATCCACTATCACATTGTGCGTATGTATCCAACACAAGATAACTTCCTATATCACCACTTACTACTGTATATGTTCCTGTCGTTAAAGATACAGGTGTTCCATTAGCACAAGCTATATCAGTTATTATATTTCCACTTGTATAAACATTTGCGTATGTATTAGGTGAACCACATGTAGTGAGTATTTCTAATTCTACATAAATTGTATCACCTGGATATACACTACGTGTTCCTGCTGCAGTTGAAGTTGCTGTTTCTACTGCAACTGAATTTACATATATTATCATTTCTCCATTTGCACCATTTATTTCACTAAATGACCAATCTAATGTTGCACTACCCGTTGGTGGTGGTGGTGGAGTAGGAGAACCTACTAATGCACTACTACCTGAAATTGTAATAGTATTTCCTGCAGTAAATGTTGTTGGGAATGTTATTACTGTATCACCACTACCTGAATAAATGTATTGTGTTGAACTTGTAATAGGTGTTCCGTTATTTAAAATTGATAGGGTTGCAGATGCAGTTGTATATGCACCCCAAGTCGTTGAACCACCATCTTTACCTTCCATTACTACGTTAGCAACTGCTCCACCTGAAATACTTTGTGTGAAATTACCTGCAAAATAATATGCAGTTCCAGATACAATTAAGTTTGCATCTATAAACACACTAGCAGAAGTAAATTCACTTAAATAAATTGATGCAGTTGCAAATGCTGTTGGTGGTGCCGGTGGTGTTGGTGCCGGCCCAACTTCTTGACTAAATGTATCAGCAATGATAGGACCTAATAATTGTAAATTACAAGTTCCATCCCTTAATGAGTAATCATTTATTGCTCTTAGATGATAATAGTTTCCTCTAAAGTTTACTACATCATTTAGTTGCATATCGAAATAATCAGCTAAAGGAATAATCGCTGAGCAATTAAGTAGACGAGTTCTAGGATTGTATAATAATTGGATATATTTTTCCCAATATTCAGTATATAAACTTCTAGTTGGTGTTTGACCATATACGGCAGTTTCATTCGTAAAAAGTAAAGATTTAGAATCAGTTGTTGGAAAACTACCTGATACTACATTGTAATTATCAAAATAAGGAAATGCATCTTGTTGTCTTCCAGCATTATTTTCATCTGCAATATAAAAACTCTCACAACCTACCATTCCATTAAAAAATAAAATACGTGGTAATACTCTCGCAGGTGCATATGTTGCACTGCTTATGTAAACTGGTATATAAATTGGTATTCTTTGTGTTGCCATAATATATTTTTTTTAACAGAAGAAACCCGTTCCGTATCCTATTTCACCGGTTGATGAATTTAAATTATAAATTTCAGTTGATGAAGGGTCTACTACAAATAGTAATCCTGTAATTGGATTTTGACCATATGCATCTTGATATACTATAAGACCTTGCTGTATTCTACCGGTATCAGTATAAGTTGTTAAATTAGCACCTGAGAAACACGCATCTTGTGGAGTATATGAATAACCATAACGAACAGTACCAACTAAGTATTCATTTGGTTGTGGATTTATTCCACCAACACTACCAGATAGACCTGTTCCTGCTAATCTAATTAGAGGGTCTGATGCAAATGTTGTTTTAACATCAAAACTTCCTTGTGAGAAATAGTTAGTGGTATCAATGTAGTATTGTTTACCAAATTCTCTATTTGCTTCTTTTGAAAATTGTTGTGAAATATAATCCTGGTCTAATGTATCTCCAAAAGTTAATTTATTAACTGCAAGATTATTAGCTGGAATAACTTCTATTGTATTATCTAAATTTATATATTTGTTAAAATCTCTAACTGTTCCTTTAGTATACCAATCGTTAAATGTTTCAATAATAAAATTGTTTCGTTTAGTTTTATCTGCATAAATTACCAAATTGAATTTCTTTTGTAATCCTAATATAAAATCAATTTGTTTAATTCCAGTTGTACCATACGGCATATTGGAAGGTATATCTAATACTTCACCATCAGCTGCTTGATTTACTTTTTTAATTTCTAAATAAGATTTTGGTGTTTCACCTGGGTCTAATGTAAATACAAAATTATTGTATGGTGCAATAAATTGGTCTCTCCAATTTAATGCAAAATAATAAGTTCCTGGTCCTATTAGACTAGTTCGAAATTCTGTCTGAACTTGAGTAGTTTGATTTTGTCCAGTATTACCTGCAGCAAAATCTTGATACGTTCTATCAAAAAAGTAATTACTAATAGCAGGTAATGTATTAAGTGATACTGTCGATAAAGAACCTGTGTCTCTAACAATAATTTCAACAGTTGCTCCACCGATTGAACCAGACATATTAACATTTAAATTAAGTATACCTGATAAAGATGAACTATGGTCTAAAGTAATAGTATAAGATGAATTAGTACCAACAACACCTGATGGGTCTCTTTCAACATTGTACCAGGGTAAGTTAGTAATTGTTTCTTGAGTTACAATTAAATCTGTCTGACCACTACCTGAAAGAGGTGATAATTTTACTACACCTAATGTTTCTAAATCTACACCAGCATATTCTGGATATCTTAGAGAATTATTACAAATTAAATAAGTATCATTAATAAAATCTTGATTAAGGAATGAAGATGAGTAAGTATATCCTGCTTCATTAAATATTGCATCTATTACTGGTTTTATCCTAATAGCAGGTTTAAAGTCCTGTACATTTAATGCACCTTCATTTGAATCTATACCTGTATAAATGTTTGATGGTGTATATTGCCACCCTTGTCCATAATCTGCAAGTGGATAAACAATATCGCCATTAAATAATGCACTACTTGTACTCCAACTTTTTACTATATTATCATACGATGAAGTATGATTATAAACTGAAAGAGAAGTCAAATCAGTAAGAAAGAATTTGTTAATATCCCTACCAAATGATGAAAGTGTACCATACATTGTAATTTCGTATGAATCAACAAACTTATTAGCAGTTACATTTATTTTATTTAACTGAATATACCCACTTGATAGGTATATTGAATCAAAATCAAAGTATGCAGCCACTTTAACGTTAGTAGCAAATAGATATGGGTCAAAGATTGATATATCATATGCGTGTTGAAAGAATGCATCGTTTACTTTTGAACCTGGTAGAGTAATTTGACGAGTAAAATCTGAAGGTAGGACACCGATATCAAACAGGCCAGTTACATTATTTGATAATTTTATATCTTCATCATCAAATACATCTAATTGTTGAAACCCATTACTACCACTGGCCATCAATCGAAATGTAAAACCTTGTGTACTAATTACTCCCATTATAATATTAATTTATATGGTTGACCTAATTGGAAATCAAATTGGTATTGAATAAGTTTATCATTCACACCTGTTTTGAATTGTATATTTTGTGTTGTTATTGCTAATGGAATCAAAGCATTTGTTGACTCATTTGTAATCCAATAGATTTCATCACTCACTAACAATTGTTTTAAGATATCATTATATGAATCACTTAACCAATTGGTATTTACTGATATTCCTTGTTTAGAATCTACGATATAATTAAGTGTTGCTGAATCATAGTTTTGATATGATAGAGTTGTAGATTCCCAACTTCCCAATTGTGGAGAATAAGTTTTCTTTTCAGTTGAGAATGATTTTCTATTAATCATATTAAAGTTCATCCAGTCGAATTGTCCGTATCTGTTTTTCCATTTAATTCTTACATTGGGATACTTTTGTGTACAAACGACATCGTACTGTATAGGAGTTCCTAGCGGTGTTCCTGATGAATACGCTTGAGTACTGAAAGATGTAATTGTTCCACTTAAAGGGAAAGTACTTTCTGCTGGCCCAATTGGATATCCAACTATCTGACCTGTTGTTGCCGTATTTCCACTAACTGCATAATCAGCAGTTCCTAATGCAGATGTATAAACTATCTTTGTTGGAGTAGTTGTTCCGGTATCACCAACATAAACTGATGCTAATCCGTAATTATCTACAAAACAACTTTGAGTTGCCGGTCCATCTGTCATCAAAGGCCAATGTGGTGATTTAGAATACAATTGTTGACCAATTGGTTCTTGAAATATACCATATCCATCTAATGCCTTATATGTTGCAGTTTTTAAATGAGAACCAGTTACATATGCAGTACCTGTATAGTATTGAAAATAAAAATCAGTTGCATAATAGACAACTGAAGATGTAAATGCTGTTGCTTGTTGTGTTAGAGTAGAATTAATAATTCTATTCAAATCAAATATACCAACGTTCTGAGTATTGGGAAATTTTACAATTGTATATTGAGGAGTACTTCCTGAATTAGTTGTAGACCCTGTCCAAAAGTATAATTCACCTACATATTGAAATGAAGATGATTCAGTCACACCACCACTTTCCAATACGGAAAATATGATTGGTGATTGTGCTAGGGATGCTGTTGCAGGAACTTGTAATAGGGATAATGACATAATATCTTAATGTTATAGTAATAATAACCCAATTTTTATTAAAAGTATTGGATGCCTAAATTGATTTCAATTCCTTACTAACCATATCTGCTAGATTATTAGCAGTTTCATTTACTAATTTATCAATCAGTTGTTTAACCTCAGGTGAATTTATTGCTCTACTAGCAAAGTTTACTTCCGGCTTACCTTCCACAGTTCTACTTACGGTCGGGTCATTCCACCACTTACCATAATCTGCTCCTGGAGGTGAAACATCTAATTCAAAAGAATAAGACATCACACCCCCATTTATACTCGTCTTAACCATACCAGAAGGTCTATTGTAGGTATCTAATTGTCTTTTTAAATTACCTGTATCCTTTGGTGCAAGTTTAACTGCAGTCTTTTTAATCGTATTAGCAATTCCTGCTAATGTAGGTGTATTTTTAGATATATCTTTTAAACTTGCCATACTATCTTACCTGTGTGACTGTTAAGATTACCGATGGTATTGATGGTATATTACCAGTTGCATTTTCTGCTAATAGGAGTGCATCACCATTAGTGTTTTGCCAAACCAATTCAAAGTAATCATTTGCAACTGCCTCTACAACGTAGTTCCATGCTGCAATTAATTCTTCATTATTTGCTAATACAACATGTCCTGCTGATGCGGTTACATTAGTTCCGTTTTTCTTTAACCAAATATATACATCATCTGCTCCAGTATCTGCTAAGATTTGTGCTGAGAATTGTATGTTATACGTTCCACTATTCGCTAATGTGATTTGTGAGTTAGATGCAATTGATACACCTTTTGATATATCAGTTACTTCAAATGCCATAGATTGAGAAACGTTTGCAGAACCTGATTGATTTACATTACTTTGGAATGCACCAACATTAAATTGTTTGTTACCATAGACGAATAAATCACCACTACCACTTTGAATAGTTATACTACCTGTGAATGAGGAACTACCACTTACGTTTAATGAACCTTCTACGAATGTGTTACTTCCTGAATCAATTAAGAAACCAGTCTTTCTTGTAATACCTGCACTACCTGATGTTCCTGTTCCTACTGCAAAGACTGTTGGACCAGATATTGCTCTATTACCATCTTGTGCGTTCCATCTACCGAAGAATGCAGAACCATAATCCGTATTAGCAGTTGCTCCTGCAACTTTACTATTTGAACCGGTTACTACTAATCCACCACCTACTATTACTGATGAGTTTACTGCAGCATTATTTCCATTTAGAACTAATCCTATGGTAGAGTATCCACCAACAATACTATTATATACTCCTCTCGGTTGAACACCTGTAAATGTATCATCACTACCCGAAGCATTTATTATAGTTGGTCCAAATATGTTATTATTAAGTAATTGTAAGATTGCATTTGAGGTTACTGTTGCAGGGAAGTATGAGTTGTTTATGGTTGTTCCACCACCACCAAAAATATTAGATGAAACTTGAACAGATGAACTATCGCAGTTCATTGCCACTTGACCAGTTCCAGTATTAGTTGAAAAAACAACTGATGCTGAAAGAGGTGTTTTATACGCTTGTATTGCTGGGTATACTGAACCAGCGTTATTAAGCATATTAAGACCTGATTGGATTTTCTCTGCGTTAAGTGTTGCTGAAGTTCCTATTTGATATGCAGCATTATTATTTATTAAGTTATTACTAATAGTCCATGTAGATGAACTTACCGGTCCTCTCATTATCATTCCACTCGCACCTCCAAAGAAATTAACGTTCATAGTAGGACTAATGCCCATACTACCACTAATTTGTGGAACAGAAGCTGGACTCATTGCTATATTACCACTACCACCAAAATATCTTTTGAAACCTGTGGTTGGTGCTGTTGGGTTTGTAAATATGTTATTACTACCTGATATGATTGTATCAGCAGTATTGTTATTTGATTTGAATACAAAGTTTACCGAAGTATTTTGTGTTGCAGATGATTGTGATAAGTGTAAACTTGCAGATGTATATGATGCAGCAGATAATAATAAACTACCACTACTATTTACAACTGTTACAGCATTACTACCATCTTTTTGTTTTATTCTTACAGCACCTTGTAAATTGATTTCACCTGGTGTTGTTAAACTTATACTACCTGTTCCTGCAGTGAAACTAATACTACCGCCACCATTAGCAAGAGTAGAATAACTACCACCATTTTTAAGTGAGAAGTTTACACTACCACTACCAACATCAAAATTATCAAAGTTTTGGAAATACAAACTACCTGCGTTTAACCAATAGGTGTCAGGTGCATTGAAAGTAACATTGGCTTGTGTTGGGTTAGTTATAGTAATTGCATTGAAGTCCAATTTCACACTCCTATCATCAGTTCCAACTTGCAAAGTATTATTTGGTCCACTTGAACCAGTCAATATTAATTGAGAACCCGTAAATGTATTTGCTCCTAATGTTGCTCCACCACCTCCACCACTACCAGTTGCTGCTAGTATTCTACTATTCAATGAAGCACTGAATGGTATAAAGTTTACATCTTGTATTGTAGTTGAACTACCTGAGATGGATATTGAATTACCAGCCCTTAGGTTTATACTACCTGTATTATTTTGAAAAGTAATATTACCTGTATTACCACTATTGGTAAAACTTATACTACCACTTCTTGTATTATTTTCAAAAGAGATTGCGGTATTACCCACACTTTGAGTGCTTCCTGATGGTGCATCACCACAAACAAACCCTGCTCCTCCATTTGATACTTGAAATTGTAATGCACCTCCTTGATTAGTACCATCACCCTCTACCATATTAATAAATGCAGTTTCATCATATAGCATTGTATTTCCACCTAAAGTCATTTTAGAAGGACCTACTATATTGAGAATATTACCTCCAACGGAAGATGAAAAGTTTTGTGTTCCTACAAAGTTATTACTACCAGTTGTAGCAAATATATTATAGTTTAATATTTGCTGTGATGAACTGACTGTTCCTGCTGGAGAACTACCACTTGCTGCTACTGTCAAATCAAATGTTGAACCATCACCTTTGGTGAATGTTAGAACATTGACGTTTACACTACCCGTTACCATTAAACTACCGGTATCAGTTGAACCTCCACCGCCACTACCTGTTGCTACTGTCAAACTGAATTGAGTCGCATCTCCTTTGGTAAATGTTAAAATGTTTCCAGCAACACTACCGGTTACCATTAAACTACCTGTGGAGATACTACTACCACTCACGTCGGGGATTATAACTCCAAATGTGGAACTATCTCCTTTGGTGAACGTAAGTGTGTTACCACTAAAAGAAGCGGTGACTAGAGAACTCCCTGTGATTGCTGAGGTTACATATGAACCAGTCTGTCCACCTAATGTACTCCACTTAGTATCATTTGATTGAGTATACGCATTTAAAGATGCGGTACTTTCACCAACTGCAACGAATTTACTATCTACTGATTGAGTAAATGCGTTTAAAGAAGTTAAAGGAATATTTTCCCAACTTCCACTTTGTGTTCCTATTGTAGAGAACTTAGTATCTACTGATGCAGTGTATGTACTTAATGTACTATTTTTACTTTCTTGTGAAGATGTAAATGAATTTAGAGAAGATGTACTATATCCTACTGCTGTATTCTTAGTATCTTGCGATTGTGTAAATGCATTTAATGCACTTATATCACTACCACTTACATCAGGCAATAATACACCAAATGTTGATGAATCACCTTTGGTAAAGGTTAAAGTGTTACCACTAAACGAAGCGGTTGTCAAACCTAATGATGCTGATGTGAATAAACTAGCAGTTGCTGAGTTTAAAGAACTTGTTACACTAGCAAGAGTTGAGTTCTTAGTGTCTTGTGATTGTGTAAATGCGTTTAAAGAAGTTATATCTACCGATGCTGTAATATAAGAACCCGTTGCAGCTATTAAACTATTTATTTGTAATTGTTGAGCTGCATCTACTGCTGCTACTGAAGAACTTATTGCGTAAGAACCGGTTGCGTTAATTAAGTTATTAACTTTACTGTCATTACTTTGAGTATATGCGTTAAATGAGGCAGTAGTTTGAAATCCTAATTCTATAATTTGAGTAGAACCTGAAATAGTTCCTGCTGGTATTACACTACCACTTGCATCAGGTATAACAATTCCAAATGTTGTTGCATCTCCCTTTGTAAAGGTTAGAGTATTACCACTAAACGAAGCTGTTATTAGGGAACTACCAGTAATTGCTGATGTTACCCAACTTCCACTTTGAGAAGCTAAATTACTCCATTTAGTATCGTTAGATTGAGTATAAGCATTTAAAGAACTTGTACTACTACCAACCGCAACGAATTTAGTATCTACTGATTGAGTAAAACTATTTAAAGAAGTATTATCCCAACTTCCACTTTGAGTTCCAATGGTACTAAACTTTGTATCTACTGATGCGGTATAAGTTGCAAGAGTAGAGTTTTTAGTTTCTTGTGATTGTGTAAATGAATTAAGAGAACTTATATCAGTTGTTACGGCACTACCAGTATTAACTGTTACATTAAATGTACTAGCATCTCCTTTTGTAAAGGTAATTGTATTCAAACTTACCGATGCAGTGATTAGAGAACTTCCAGTTATACCTGAAGTAACATATGAACCTGTTTGTCCACCCAATGTATTCCATTTAGTATCATTACTACCAGTATAGGTAGCAAGAGTACTATTTTTAGTATCTTGAGATTGTGTGAATTGGTTTAACGCAGTGTTATCCCAACTTCCACTTTGAGTACCGATTGTACTGAACTTAGTATCTACACTCGCAGTGTAAATTCCTAAAGTACTATTCTTAGTATCTTGTGAAGATGTGTATAAGTTTAGGGAAGCGGTACTACTACCTACTGCAACAAATTTTGTATCTACTGATGCAGTGTAACTTCCTAATGTACTATTTTTAGTTTCTTGTGATTGTGTGAAAGCATTTAGTGCACTTATATCAACTGAACTTGTTTGTACTGGCGTTCCGTTGATTGTTAGATTTCCTTGTATCTTAACACTACCACTAAGGGTTTGTATATCAGATAATTCATCTCCAAATTGGTTTGAACCACTAGAGTAAATTACTGATGATGTTTCAAATGTTGTTTGAAGATAAGTAAACGATGCAGAAACTGCAGTGATGGTTGTGAAGGTTTGATTTACACTAAAGTTATTATCTACGTTTGTTCTAGCAAAACTACCTGTTTCACTTTCAGTTACAAAACTTCCACTTTGAGAACCTAAGTTACTCCACTTAGTATCATTACTGCTTGTATATGATGCAAGTGTACTATTTTTAGTTTCTTGTGAAGAAGTAAATGAATTTAAAGAAGCAGTACTTGAACCAACTGCAACGAATTTAGTATCTACTGATTGGGTAAAACTATTTAAACTTGTATTATCCCAACTTCCAGATTGTGAACCTATATTAGAAAACTTTTCATCTACTGATGCAGTGTAAGTTCCTAAAGTACTATTCTTTGTTTCTTGAGATTGAGTAAATGCGTTTAGGGAAGAGATATCAGTAGAACTACTAGCAACTAAAGTTACTGAATTAGTACCACCATTACCTAAATCATATTCAAATTGTAATGGATTAGCGGTTGCATATATCCTTGTTACAAAACTACCAGTTTCTGCTTCAGTAATCCAACTGCCTGATTGAGTTCCTATTGTAGAGAACTTAGTATCTACTGATGCAGTATAAGTAGCAAGTGTACTATTCTTTGTTTCTTGTGATTGAGTGAACGCATTTAAAGAACTTATATCACTACCACTTACATCAGGCAACACTACACTAAATGTACTACTATTTCCTTTAGTAAAGGTTAAAGTATTACCACTAAAAGATGCAGTATATACTGCTAAACTCGCAGATGTATTTAGGGATGCAGTAACACTACTTAATGTACTATTCTTAGTATCTTGTGATTGAGTGAAACTATTTAATGCTGTATTATCCCAACTACCACTTTGTGTACCTATTGTAGTAAATTTTGTATCTACACTACCAGTATAAGTTGCTAGAGTACTATTCTTAGTATCTTGCGAAGAAGTAAATGAGTTTAAAGAAGATGTACTTGCTCCAATTGCACTATTAATTGTATATTGAGAAGCAGTGAATGCGTTAAGAGCAGAGATATCAGTTGGACCACTTCCACTTACATCTGGTATTACTACACCAAATGTAGTATTGTTTCCTTTAGTAAATGTTAGGGTATTACCACTAAACGATGCAGTTATTAAACTACTACCTGTGATTGCAGATGTTACCGAACCAAAAGAAGATGTTGGTACTAAAGATGTCTTATTATTACCATCACCAACCCATGCATATCCATTTGCTAGGGATGCTGTGAAACTACCACTAATAGATAAACTACCTGATGTATTAACACTTATACCTATTGAATTACCTAAACCATCTTGCAACCCTACTAATGTAGATGATGCTGTATTATCAGTCTCTAAATGAATTAGAGATTGATATGATTGAGATATGTAAAGGTTGGATAAATTTCCCATATATTTTTATTTTTATTTTAAGTCGTACTCCATGTTCTATAATTAGCATCTACTCCACTCCATGCGGTTGGGGTTGTTATCCAAACTTGAGGATTAATCCACAACTCACATATACTACAATTTTGTAATTCTCCTGGCAATAAGATAGGTAAATTTACAAAATCAAACTCCTCACTCGCGATTGGTTCTACTATTGTATAACAAACTAAGTTACCATATGTATTTGATAGTCCTGGTGTCTTTAGTGTAGAAAATACACCTCCAACGGGAATATCACCATCTATTATTGCTTTATATCTTGTACCAGTTAAACATTCTTCAATTAAGAATCCATTATCCTCCGGTATCAAAAAAAAAAGACAACGATTACGGTCGTTGTGAGTAGTTAGAGTAAACTCTGCGACCCACCCCGCGAGTCCGTTATCAAATCTATCTGCAAATGGGGTACAAATTATATCCTCATTTATTTCAAAATTCTGAACTCCTCTTTGTGTATATGATGTTAGGTCATTAACAATCGCTAATGCGTTTGCATATACATCTATTTTATCATCAACTCCGAAATAAGGAATAATCTGTCCATTATCTCTACCTTCACTTTCGTTATCTCTTACTTTAACTTTATCAGCTATTACTAATTGACATTTGTAATTTGTTACATTTGTACCGAAATCAGTTTCTAAGATTTGAATATTACCAATTGGATACGCTGGGTATTCCCTCTCACCTAACTCAAATAAATCTCCAGTAGTAACCACTTCAATTGATGGGTGATTACTCATTATAATCTTAAAATAATTTAGAGCATTATAATAAAGAGTATAGTTAGTTCCGGTGTTATTTACTATTGGTATGCTCATATTAATTTGGGTATAATTCAAAAAGGCAACGATTCTTATCGTTATGTGTTGTTAAAATAAATCCTATTATCCATCCTGCAAGTCCATTATCAAATCTTTGATAAAATTGTTGACAATTTATTTCAGAATTAATATCAAATCCTTGTATTCCTCTTTGTATGAATGAGGTTATATCATTCGTTATAGCTAATGTGTTTGCCAACACATCATATTTATCATCAGTACCATAATATGGTACATCTATACTATTTGTTCTACCATCACTATTATTATTCTTTACCTTAGTTTTATCTGCAATAAGAATTTGAATTTCGTAATCAGTAGTGGTTTCCTTAAATCTTGTGGTTACAACATTTATATTAGCAACAGGATATGCAGGAAACTCTCTTTTATCAAAATCAGTAAGGTCTTCCGTTCCAACTGATATAATAGATGGATGTTCTGCACAATATCCTCCCAATGTATTAATTAAATTATAATATAAAGTGTAGTTTACATTTGTATTATTAATAATTGCTGCCATAGTTTACAATTGTATACCGCCGAAGTATTGATTACTTTGGTCTGGATATATTTGAGTTTGATTACCAACTGATTGATTGTATTGTGGAATATATTGAGAATATGCTACACAATAGTTTTGTAATCTAAGTGCGTAGTAATCCGCGTTATTAAGAGCCTTATTTAAAAGATAATCTATTTCTGATTTAGAAGGTGCTATTCCCTGTTCACTCTGTTGTTTCACTGCACCATTCGATTTGAATTGGACACTGCTGAAGGGGATGTATTCCACACAAGCATACCATATCAAGCAGTTCTTAATATGGTCATCTAAAAGGTCTTGATAATATGCAGAAAGAGAACCGACCGTATTGGCTAGAATTTGGTCTTGTAAGTAATCAAATAGGACAGTTCCTAAAAGATTCTTTAAGTATTTATCCTGACTCGTTCTTACGAAGGGTAGGAGTGCATCTGCATCTATTGCCCCTTGTAGTGGAGAGTTCTTAATAATATCGTTTCGGTTTATAAAAAGTGCGTACGCCATATATTCTTAGTTTAAAAGTTTTCCATTATTATCATACATTTCATATTCTCTACTAAAGAATGCCCTACCCATTGTTGTAGGAAGTGCATCTTCAACAGTCGCATCTCCACTATCTTCCGTAGTTGCAGGATTTTCCATTTCTTTATTGGTTTCATCTGCAACTTCTCCAACCGTCTTATCAGTTTCTTCTGCTTGTTGAGAAAGAATTGCTAAAGGAGTTAATTGGTCAAAGTATAATTCCGTATAGTCATATCCACCTTCAGTTAGTGCTGCATCTAAAGCATTTAGAATAAGGTTTTGAAATGGAGAGATAGTCATTGTTTGCATGATTGAGAATGCTGTTTGCATCTCTTCTGATTGAGAACTGAAACCAGTTGTCTTACTTCTTATACCAAAAAGGAGAGGAGAGGTAACTCTATGAGCTACTAATATTCTGTCTTGAATATAATCTGCAACATACTCATACTTCTCATGTAAGTTATCAATTTGTATTGTATCTATACTGGGTTTAGTTTCAACAGAATCGTTAAATGATAACATGAAACGACCTGCGTTATCAGTACCAGTAAACTTTGCTTGAACTAAATCCTCTATTGTTTGTCTTTCTTCAGGTGCAGGAACTCCATTATTAAAGTTAATCATTACTGCAGGTAAGAAACCATTAGTGATGTTATTAAAATGTAAGTTACTTATCTCACCATCAGATATTGCTAATTGCATTGCTGATACCCAATCAGGTAGGGAATAATAGTATAGACCAGGACAGTAATTCTTAATCCAAAGTAATTCTACTTTTTCATTAGAAGTACCAAATGCTGGTAATTTCTTTTTATCCTTTATCTTTCTTTGGTCTGACCAATCAGTACAATAATAATAATTTTCTATCTTAGGATTATTACCAATCTTTTCAGCTCTTAGTGTTTGTGCTGGGACATGGTAAAACTTAATTACCTTTGTATGGTCATCGTTCCAATAGACTTGGAATGCTGCATTACCATAAAGTTTTAAATCAAATGCTACTCTCTTAACTTCCTCTTGTGGAATTAACTTTTGTAGAACTTTATCAAATCCTGCACTCTTAGAATATAAACCCTTTCCATATATTAAATCTGCAATACCTTCGATACATGCAGCGTTAGATGTAGATACGTTAAATGCAGATATTACTGCATCGAAGAAATCATCTTGGCCATAAACACCAAAAGGCACCCATGAGTAACGGGTTTTTGTGTCTTCATTGATAACCGGTAATTGGTTATTGTTAACATTTATGATTGCAAAGTTTTGTTTTTTATTCATATTAGTTGTATATTACATATTTGTTTTCTGAGACATGAGATACTTCATTACCATCCAAAGGAATCTGATTCTCATAAACTGATTTATCAATTGATTGAGAATGGTAGACTTGTACCGAACCATGCCATATTGTATCAGCAGAGTTATATAGAATTGCTCTATACTCACTACCAACCACTGCTCCACTTATACTTGCAGTAAAAGCTAAGATGCTTTCATAAGAAGTGTACGATGCAGATGTTAAGGATGCAGTAAAAGAATTTAAACCCATCATATCAGTTAAACTCATAGTAAATGAGTTAGAACCCGTTGGTTCAGTTCTAATAGTGTATGAGTTGGATTGAGAGATATAATAGGCCAGCATTATCTATGTGTTTAGTAATAATAACACTCATTTTCGTATAAATACTTAAAACAAAAAAAGGTATCCATATAGGATACCTTCTTATTATTGTGTTATACTGAGAGTTAGTTACTTCCGTATACGATTGTATTACCATTTAAAACAGAAGTTGGAATAGCTGTTGTTGTAGTTGAGCCTGATACGAATGAAGCTGGTAACTTTTCTTGCCCCTGGAAAGTAACTGAATAACCATAAAGGTCACCCAATGCTCCACCGGTTTGAATTGTTCCTGCAGTCACATCACATCCTTCTTTTTCTCCTGCTAAAAGTGCTTCACCATTCAATGTCCACAAGATGATTTGAGGACGGCCATAAGCCATCAACTTCAATTGTGTAGTCATTTCATTAGTTAACTTCTTTAAGTTCAATGTTAATTCTTGAGAGAAGAAGGTTGTACCATTTTCTCTTGACGTATTAACTGTTTCAGTATACGCACTTGTTCCTTTTAATTCATAATAATACAAAGTACTACCTGAAGGAATTGCTGTTACTTCGCCATCACCATTTTTAGTGAATGAGCCTGTTGTGTAATTGATAAAATAAACTCCTGCAAGTCCACCTACCGATTCTTTACAAACCTCATTTCTACCTTTTGATACTTGACAATTTAATCCTGTTAGTGCCATAGCTGTTGTTTTTTATTTTAAGTTATTAAAAAGGGTGAGTTTCTGTTTTAAGATACTCCCCACCCTTGTTATATTTTATTAGTATGCTCCGTAGTATACAATATCGCTTCCG